ACCGCCGCTAGAACCAGGGTGGGTGTAAAGAGCCTGCGCGCTTTTGGCTTCAGCCTTAGAACTAAGTATTCAGAATTGGTAGTCACCGGTTAATCTTCCCGCTAAGCCTTACGAAGGTGCAGCACATCGCCCGCTGAAACCGAAAGTGTCTCGTTTTGAGTTGAAACCACAAGCCGTCCCGTTTCGTCAATTTCCTTGGCAAGACCGAAGGCTTTTTTGCCATCTGGAAACTCAACCGAAACCTGGGAACCAACGGTTGCCGACAATTCTAAAATTGCCTGCCTCAGACCACTGGCCGTTGCATCGCCGCCAGCACTAGATAGCTCAAGATAAAGACTCCGGATGTTTTCAATTACCGCTGCCAGTAATTGATCGCGATCGACCGTACTTGCATTTTCGAGCAATAAAGAAGTAGCGGTATCAACAGCATAATTTTTATTACCTGTATTAAATCCTTTACTTACTGAACTGTAACCATATGTAACATCAATTGGCATCTTTACTTATTTTATCTATTTCAGCTAATAGTTGTGTTTTTTCTTCATCTGATAAATCAAATCCATTACCTGCTTCAGCTGAATTAGATAAAGCACGTTGAATAATAGTCGCCATTTTAATTAATTGTTCATCATTTTTAACACTTATTTCTAAGTATTCTTTAATTAAAGGTACAATTAATGTAGCATCACCAATATCATTGATTAATGGCTTTAATTCACCAATTAATGTTGATATTTGTTTTTCTTTTTTCTTTTGATTATCGTATATCTCACTTAAGATATCAGAGAATTTCTTGTTTCCAAAAACAACTGATTCTAAATTACTCATGATTTTTATTTATAAATATGATACTTAGAAATTTGTATATCCGTTTTCAATATAAAATAAGTAATGTTCTTTAAATATGTCGCCTAATTTATTAGCTATTTTAGTAATTTTAGGTGTTTTTACATCAATTATTTCACGAATGTATATATAAAGCGCTTTTTTATTAAATATATCTAATACCTCGCGTTTACGGAATAACTCAAGAATTGCGTCAGCTATTTTAGCATCACCATCTTTAGGAAATAACATTTTTAAGTTATTAGAACAATATTCAGTATATAGTGTTAAGAACTCATTTAAGCGCTCATTAGGCGGGATATCATCGATTTCATACGAATGTTTTTCGTCTTGCTCTAAATCCTCAATTGGTGCTTTATCTATACGTTTTTTATAATTTTTAGTATTAGATATAATTAAATATCGTTTTACAATAGTACCAAAGTAAGAATATGCTTTAGCACCTTTACTTTGATCAAATAAATGAATTTTACTTAATAGAAATGTTATAATTTCATGTTGTAAATCTTCAATATTATCTACCTCGGTATAATAAAATTTAAACGTATGTATAATATTCTCCGTTAGCTTAAAAAAAGCATAATGAATTCTTCTATTATAAATCTTATCACGTTCATCAAAGTCTAAAGACTTATTATAAGCAACGATAGCATCTTCTGTGTCTTGAGTAAAATACCTAGTAGAACTTGGGTTCTTAGGTAAATTACTAGCGTTTATTATTGAACTCATTCAGTGTTGCTTGTATATTTTTTACTTCTTTAAAAAAGAATCCTATTTCATCATCTGATTCAAATGAACCTTTATGATCAATTTGTTTTAATTTAGCGTCTGCTTTATTAACAGTATCCATAAATTTAGATATAAATGTATCTTGAGACATAATTATATCTTCTGCTTGTTCATTTTTCATTAGAAGGTTAAAGGTCGTGAATCCTAAGATCACAACCAATACACTTAATATTATTAATATCATTTTTATTCGTCGAAGAAATTAGACATTACATTTTTTAAACCTTCACTTTTAACACTACTTAGTGCTTTAGATTTAACTGGTGTCTTCTTATCTTCTTTTTTTAAATTAAAATTTGCTTTATTTTCTGCTTTAGGACCTAATAATTTAGGTAACCATTCTCTTTCGAATTCAATTCTTGCTGCCATTAAGTCGGCTTGATGAACTATATAAATTAATGAAGTACGAGGTCTAGTTTCTGGCATCCATGACATTAAGTATGGTTTATTAGCTTCATCATATAGACCATCATGTAACTTAATAGTTAACATTTCATTTTTAGTAACTGTAATTCCTAGCTGAGATAATATATATAAACCACGATCAGGTACAGACATAAACTCCAAACGATCATTAAACATATACGGTTCATTTAATTTTTCTCGTCTCCATTGGTCAGTTTGAGGTAAATATGCTTCTTGTTCAAAAGTACCAAATTTACCTAAATCATGATTCAGAGCAGAAAATATTAATTCTTCTGTAGTATAAGTATCAATTACATCCATTTCCCTCCATACACGATCTATTTTTATAGCACCTTGAACTACTCTATTAACATGATCTACATAACCACCAGGAAAACAATTATGATATTGAGGTTTATGAGCAGCCGGCATCATCATAAAACGTTCAGAATATTGTTCATAAAACGCTTTTAATTTAGCACCACGGTCTCCCATAATGTACATATCAATATAACCTAAGAACTCTTCCCAGTTACTTAATATTTGTTCCGGTTGTAACATATTAGTACTTATTGATTTCATTAGGTGTAACAGGTTCCATATTAATATATGATTTCATCTGTTCAATTAAATCTCTACAAGATGTGATCATGTCATCATACTCATCTTTAGTTCCTTGGCGTCTTAATAAGTAAGACATTTTAGTTAAATTAGACTCTAAGTTCTCTAATTTCCTATTAAAAATTTCTCTATTTCTCATATGTTTATTTATAACCACCCATTTTATTCTCTAGGTGCTTTTCTTGTTCTTGTTTCGTTCTTATTCCCTATCTCTCTTAATCCTTAAAACCCGTATTCAAAATATAATGTTATTTACTTGGGGAGCCAAACTTTAGGAGAATTTTGTTTACTTCTGTTTCAATTGATTTTAGATAAGCACAATCTTCATATCTCTCTATTGATTCAAAGTAGTATAAACAACGTTTAACACTAGTCAACAGCATATCGTCAGTTGCTAAGGTAATGTAATATACGTGGGATAAATCGGTAATATCAAGTCTTTTAATGTATGAGTATGCTATAGAATAAGTTAAGTATTCAACTGTGTCTTTTACTTTTTCCTTATCTATGTCGTGTTCATCTTCTAGTGAGTCTAGAAGATTTTTCATAAAATATTGATAACCACTATTGTAATTGTGTATTAGTTTTTTAAACATACCAATCCAATAAGAAGGAGTGTCCCTGAGGTCATTAATTGCCTCTTGAAACTCTCCATCATTAAATGAATTAAATACTTTATCTATGTCCATACTCCTGATATATAATAAAGAGTGGTCATGATGCCAAGCTGTAATTAAATTACTTGTATGGTGTATAAACTGGTTTACCGTTTACTCTAGTACAACGTAATACTTGCTTTCTTTGTTTACCTGTAGATTCCCAGCTAACATGAACCCAATCAGGATTAGCATCAGTTCCGTACTCGTAAATTAATTGATCAAAATTCAAATGATCCTTGATATAATCGAATACCATTTTGTTAGATACACCTGTACCTCTACCATCTTGATCTAAATCAGCTGCTTCACCTGAACAATGTTGTGATGTAGCACTAGAACCAGGAGTAACCTCGTTTAATGCTTTAGAACGGTAACCTGAAGATACCCAAATTGGTTTTCCAAAATGTTCTCTTACTTTGTCTAATATGTTAACTGATAATCCTTTTAAGCACTCTAAATGTGCAGGAGTTGGATCATTTTTAATACCTAAACGTTTTGCTGTTCCCGAAGGAGTTAATTCAGCTAATGTGAAATACTTTGATAATTGCATAAGTTATAATAATAAAATAAATAAAGAAAATATAGTGACAAATCCTATAGTAGTAATGACTACATCTTTTTTAGTAGTAGCCTCATCATCTGTACCTTTAGCAGCTATAACAGAGTTAGGGTCTAGTTCATATCTATTCTCTGACTCATTAAAGTTATAAAGCAAATAGTTCCCATTAGGAATTAAAATAGAACCACGCTTATAAATAGTATCTCTGACTAAGGTAGGCTTAATCTTAGTAATAGAGTCAATCTCTATCTTAAGTTTATCAATCTGAGTCTTGGTATTTTTAAATACGATATTGATATTCTCTGCTTGCTTCTTAGTCATTACAACAACAGTATCCTTACCCTCAATTCGTTGAGTCGGATACGATTGGCTCAAGGCTGAATGGGATAGACTTATCAGGAGAGTTATACTCAACAATAGCCTTAGTTTCTTGTAGTTCATTTTTTAATTGTGTTTTTTCTTCTTGTAATGTTTCTATACTTTCCTTCATCCCATTTACCTTGCTCGAAGACATCTTATCGATTTGCTTTGTAAGCACATTAATCTTCTTTAACCTGTTTTGAGATTTTAACATAAGAGCATCTAACTCTTTTTCTTTAGGATCTACTACTTTTGGTGATTGAGCCAAAACAGCGGTCATTAAAAATATAAATATAATAGCTATTCTCATTTTATTATTTGTAACATTTCAACTTTTGAAATCATATATCCTAAAGTTGAATCGCTTTTTCTAATATGTTCTGTTAACTTATCAACTTTTTGATTTAACATAATTACTTCTGTATTATATTTATCTATTTGCTGAGTATAATTCATCTTACCATCTACATATAAATACCCAATAGCTACTAATACAATAAATAATAAACCTTTTACAGGATCTTTACTAAACTGCTCAAAAGATACAGGCATTGCTGAAGGAACTTTAATTTCTGTTTTTTTAGGTGCTGCCATTATTCTTCTCCTTCTTTTTTCTTACCCCAAATTTTATCTACAGATGCAAGACCTAAACATCCGAATGCAAGTAACGCAACAGCATCAACTAATTCTTTAGAAGGAGCAAAATGAGCCTCTGTAAATGAATTAGAGTACATAGTAATACATAGTGTTATTGCGCATAAGATTCCTACGAATCTCTTAGAAGACGGTGTGCCTTTTTCATCTTTGAAAAGACCACCTAACCAGGTTATAATATTTTTCATTATCGTTTTAATTATTTAAAGATAAATATAACTAATTGACGACAACCTATTTTATGATAAATATGGTACTCGGTAGGGGAATCGAACCCCTGTTTGAAGAATGAAAATCTCCTGTCCTAACCCCTAGACGAACCGAGCGTTCTTAATATATTGGTAGTGGGTTTAATTTATTTATTTATTTTCTAACAGGTTCACAACCATTTTTAATTGTGTCTGTTAATTTAGTTTCCAATTTATCTAATCGAGAGTCTAATTGGGAAAAAACTTCTCTTTCTGTGTTATCAATTCTACGATGTAATTGATCATTTACCTGATGTATACTATCGTGAATATCTTTTATTCTCATATCAAACCCAACAGTAAAGTTTTGTCTGTATTCGTTAAATTGTTTTTCAACACTTCTAACCTTAAAAAATCCTATAACAGCAACTACCGCAATTGCGATAACCACTACCGAGGACATTCCTAAAATAAATGATAATGTTTCCATTTGTTTGTCTCCTTATGATTTTAATACTACCAATATATCAAAGAACAGTTACCCCTCAAGGACTCGAACCTCGATTAAGTGGACCAAAACCACTTGTCCTGCCATTAGACGAAAGGGTAATTTATGGTTGGTGATACAGGATTTGAACCTGTGACCCCTACGGTATCAGCGTAGTGCTCTAACCAACTGAGCTAATCACCAATGTATTGTGGGACGGGGTGGACTCGAACCACCATGACTGGATTTTCAGTCCAGCGCATTGACCATCTTTGCTACCGTCCCATTTTTGATTACCAACATGTCAAAGAACTTAAAAAACAAAAAACCCGAACCTTGTGAGTTCGGGTATCCTTTTTAGGCTACTTACGTGTTAACTTAAAACACCCGAACTTGCAAATACGCGAAGATACCAATTCTGACAGAATTGAATGACATGTTTCACGATTTGTTTATTTACGAGTTTCATTGTGTTTGTTATTAAATATAGTACAAAGATACAAAAGTTTTCTGATATGTAAAATTATTTTTTTAGATATTTTAGTTTGGTTACGATTTTACTTGGTTCTTGATTTTTTCTAATCAATTGGTCCGTCTCAAAACTCACAGGGTCTCTGTGTGTAATTTTGATGTATTTTTTAAACTTAAACCAAGATAATATTTTTTTAATCATTGTTATGCTTTTGTACAATAGTTTTTATTAATATGTTTTGACGGGTCAACAAATGAACCATCTTTTTTCAATTCAAAGTGTAAGTGGGCATCTTCTGAATTACCTCTTTTACTTGCTGAATCAGATTTATCACCACCTGATTTACCAATCTCTTGTCCTTTTAATATAAATTCACCTTTTTCAACACTTCTTGATGATAAGTGACAGAATTTTGCTTCATAACCATTATCAAATTTAATTTTAATCATTCCACCACAATCAGATGCGTTATCAGTAGATTCAACAACTTCGCCATTAAAAGGTGACACCAATTTTGTTCCTTGTTTGGCTTTTAAATCATTTGCCTGATGTTTTTCAGATTTACCACCCCTTGTTCTATCACCAAATTCACTTGTAACCTTCCACTCATATTCTGTACCACATAAAGGTGAAATCATGTCATCAGTTTTTGATGGGTCTTTTTCAACAGACTTGAAGAAATCTTTGATTTTATCACCAACACTTTTATCATCGGAATTTTTAGAGTCATCACTATCTTCATCATCATCACCATCAAAAAAATCTTCAATTTTTTTAACAACGTCTGAATCTTTAATTTTATTGATAATATCATCCAACATATCTTCATTAATAGGTTGTAAACCCATTAATTTTCTCATTTTGTTGGACTCTTCTTTAAGAATTTCTTTTTTGTTCATAATAATAAATATAATCAGGATAAAAAAACCACCCAAAGGTGGTTTTTAATGTATTAAAGTGTTTCT